CAGAGCATATAAGCCCCTGATGTTGCCCCGAAGAATTTTACGTCATAGCCTGTGTCATTCACGCCTACTGTAATAGTTCCATCTGCTTGCACAGCACCATCAATATCAACAGCGTCTAAGTTTGTAGTTCCATCAATATCTGCATCACCAGCAACAGTTAATCCCGCAGCTCCTACTAATTTTAAGTCATCAGCCGATTCGTCCCAAAGCATGTAAGCACCTGATGTTGCTCCGAAAAACTTAACATCGTAACCTGTGTCATCGACACCAACTGTGATAGTTCCATCTGCTTGAGTTGCGCCATCAATATCTACTACGTCTAAATTAGCTGTGCCATCAACATCTATATCTCCTGCAATATCTAAGCCTGCCGCACATGCTAAAACCAGATCATCAGCGGATTCATCCCAGAGCATATAAGCCCCAGAAGTAGCTCCGAAGAATTTTACATCGTATCCTGTGTCATCGACACCGACTGTAAGTTTACCGCCAATATTTATGTCTGCCAGTGCATCGACTACTGCTGCGCCACTGCCAGCACCATCCATATAAACCATTCTGGTTTCGCCATTGGGGATATTTACAGTAGCCCCAGTTCCTTGTTTGATGGTTATGATTTGTGAGCCACTGGTTGCGTTTTCAATAATCTGAACACGACTCATTGTGTTTGGTGCAATAGTGAGCACTCTGGTTGCGGATAAAGAACCGCTTGATGTTACTTTGAAATAGAAAGCGCGAGCAGGGTCTGCTGCGCCATCAGCTACAGTGGTTGTTACGTCTGCATCACTGGAAAAAGACTCTTGAGTTGCATAACTCACTGCTTCCCCGATGAGCGATAGGTTCGTATTGGTTGATGTGCCCCAGGTTCCTGATTCGTCACCTGTAGCAATTTCCTTGAGTCTTAAATCATTAACATAAGTCGCCATGCTTATTTCCTCCGTCGATTTATATGAGTATAACTCATCTTTTATTCTAACTCTACGCTGCTACGTCTGTCCACTCTGGATCCTGTGTGTCACTAACGGCTGCCCATTCTGGGTCTTGATCAGTGTCAATAATTCCCCAAACAAGTATTTGGCTTATTCCGCCTGTTCCAGCCAATCCAGTTAATGCAATATCAACATGCGTAGTAATGGTCAGCGAACCAAGTCCAGAGGTCAACGCATCACTGGTAATACCAATAATGTTGTTGCCAATAATGCCAACACTACCTAAAGCACTGGTTCCCGCAAGTCCTGTTGGATAAACATTAGCAGCGCCTGTAACTGTTTCATCGCCTTGAGAAACTGTGGAAGCTGTTCCACTGACTCCTGTGATTGCAAAGCCCGCTGCGAGTACAGTGCCTACCGCACCTGTGCCCGCTAGTCCTGTTTCTGTTACATTGGCTGCGCCTGAAGGGGTAACACTGGCTAATGCGCTGGTTCCTGCGACTCCTGTTTCGGTTACATTGGCTTGACCCGTTGCAACAACTGTACCAACAGCACCTGTACCAGCAAGTCCTGTTACTGCAACATTTGCCGCAGCACTAACAGTTTCTGTACCTAGTGCGGTTGTCCCTGCTAAACCAGTAAGTTCAACAGCGACTGGTTCACCCCAAGTGCCAGAACCCCATGTACTCCGACCCCAGCCAGTGATATTAGCCATGGGCTAAATTACGCTATTCTAATAACAGCGTTACTTGCGTCTGCGGTTGGGAAAGTTATGGTAAAACTGCCTGCGGTACTGGTTTTGTCTCCACCAAAATCAAAGACTGCAACTGCTGGATCACCAGTAGCTGTATCATTATAGATCATACAACCTCTTGCAGTGATGGTAGCTGTTCCAAAAGTCAAATCAGAAAAATCGGTAAACGCTGTGGTTCCTGATGTTGTCGGGGCAATGTTTGTTAAAGCCGATCCCCCCGCAGTATAGTTCGTTCCTGATGCTTCTTGGTTTGTACTATAAGCAGTAGTAGTAGCACTCATAGTCGCAGAGCTAGTATATAAAGCGAGCTTGAAAGAGTTTCCTCCAGTAGCTTTAAAATTATGTACCGCTTGCATAAGCTCACTTTTGAAAGAAGTACACATTGCTTGAGTTATAGCCATTATAGCCTCCTGATTATATTCGCCAGATCTTTATGACCTTGCGCTTCCAATTGATTGCATATCGTACAAATATGGTTATTAATAGCCTCTTTCATATAATATGCAATTATATAGCGACATCTGTTTTTAAAGGCATGGGCTTGCGCTCTAATTGGTTCTGGTGCTGTGTCACTCACCGAAATCAATTTATCAGTAGCCATTTCTGCAACTTCTGCAAATGTATGACCTCTGCCATGTGTTGTTTTCACTCCCAGATCACCGAGGGACATGTCAAAAGGATCTGTTTCCATCAGTATTTCTCTGGTTCTGGTGGACTTAAGCTGGCTGAAATGTCTTTTCTTCCTGAAACACCAAAAGGCACTTTTTCATCAGGCTGTATCTTGTCAAATTCAGTTACCTTAAGCTCACCATCTTTTAAATATACCACAGGTGGATTATCAAGTCTGTGGTATCCATATAATTTTTCTTTCTCTGGAATATTTGTGTCCAACATGGGCGAAGTTGCTGCTACGGAAACATCAATTCCTTGTGTCATACATTTAGCCAACCAAAATTCACAACAAGCTCTTCCAAGCTCGCCAAAATGAACATTGGTTGTATAACTAAAGTCTGCACCATAAAGACTGATTTGTGCTACTTCCTTGTATAAAGCAAAGGCAATAGCATAGGCAATCGTGTTATTGAAATAACCACAATTAGTTGCCTTTATTACTTTTTCAAGTGGGTATAGTTTAAGGCTTGGAACTCTTTTGTCCAATTCACAAGAATAAACAGGGCATTTTAATTTCGGCAATGTTTTGCACAAAACTTTTGTCTGTGGTCCAGCATCATTGGTTTCAAAAAATCGGGACACAGGATCCATTAAAAACACTCGATCTGATTTGATAACCGCACACATGGAATTAATCGCCCAAACTTCGTCGTATTCTTTACTATGGCTAATGGACAGGTGATAGTCGAGTTGACTTTTGCCCATGGCAACAATGGCAACTTTTTTACCTTTTAGTGTTTTATCCTTGTTGGATGGACTGTTTCCATTAAGCATTTTTTGATTTTAAGGACTTTGTTGCCTAATTCTATCGTAACGGAACTCTTCCTGTGTTTGTCTGCCTTCAGCCCAATTTTTAAGCTGTCCAAGTTCCCTGTCATAATTTTGTTGATAAACAGCTATTTCAGCAGGATCCACCTTCATAAACAAGGCTGCCTGCAACAGACATCCAGACAATAAAGTATTAGGAGCATTTGTTGATAAATAAGTAGTGCCATCGGAAGCTCCAGCAGTTAATGAAGCTGGTCGATAAAAATAATGGAGCTCAAATGTATAATTTTCATCTGGGGTTGGAGCAATAATAAACGTGTCATTGTCAAATTGAGCATAATATTTTGGACGACCAGTGGTAGAAGCGTTTGGTGTGTAATCCCGCATAAAAGAAGGATGTTTTAAAAGCAAATAGTAATAAATACTGGAGCTAATGACCGCCAGGCTGAAAGCGGAAAGATAGTCAGATGGCATTCCAAGATATGGAGTTCCTGATGCTGCTGTTCCAGTTACATTCTTTCGATAAGACAAAAGCTCAACATTTTTCAGGATGTCTTCTTCAATATCCTTTATAAAAACATCCAAATTATTGGTAAATGTCGTTTCATCATTTTCCATGTAATCTTGGATGGCTGTTTTTAATGTTGCGTAAGTAAAACTCATGTTGATATTGTCAAATCTCCTGTTTCTCCTGTTCCTTCCAATCCATCAAAAGCACTTCCAATTACATCTTGATTTGGATCTACATCACTGTTGTTTACAGTATAAACTCTACCTTGACCAGCTTCAATATCCAAATCTGGTCTTGGTTGATACAATGCTTCTGGATCCGCAACATGTGGGTTTGGCTCTAATTGTGGCTGTTTTGTCTCAAAACACTCAGGACAGGTCTTTAGACCATTCCATTCTTTCCTTAGTTCGCTTAAATAGTATCGAAAACCACAACGATCACACATGCCATAAGCATATTTTCCGCTTGCATAAGCCATTTAGGGTCTGTTGTAATTGGATAAACTTGGGGAAACCCTAAAGCTGGCACGACTTTCATCTTGGTCTAGGGCTCTTTGAAATTCCTCATCATACACTGGTTTGAGTAAAGCAATACGTTCTGGAGCTATTTTCATTGCCAAATAATAAGATAATCCTGCTGTTAGAGCTGGATAAAGGCGAAATGGCATATCCACGGTATTCACAGACGCATCTGCATCATCCATTCTTATCAAGCGATTGACATAGAGCTTGTCTGTGCTGTTTTCTGGAGCTGGATAAAGATAAATCTTTGGGGTGATCTGTTTGTCAACAAAATACTGGGATGGTCTGCCTTTCGTTGTTTTTACAGGGATGTCGGCATATTGGCTTCTGCTTATCTTTGAAATTTGGAAGTCTGTGTCTGTGCTGTTTACAGATCGACGAATAAAGGCATCCAGAACATCAATAACAGCAGTGGGATTGTCAGAATCCAACGAATAATTGGTTGTGCCTTCAGTCAAGGAAACACTAGCTTGGGAAACAGTCCATTGGTTTAATCCTCTATTAGCCCAATCAGCCAACAGAAGATTCAATGAACGACGCGCTGTTATTGCATCATAAGCGGTGCGAAGTTCCTTGCCACAGCGTTCAAATGCTTCTTCTATAAACTCAGCAACATCGGGACTA